TGTTTAACAGCATCTTCAAGGCCTTGTGCCATTATCAGAAGCGGTCGATTATCCAACGATGGCATCATTTTCTTTAAAATTCTATATATATCGGCTTTATCGGTTCCGGCTGTTTTTAATACCAAATCAAAATATTTCATAAATTTTACTTTATCGATTTTTCCCATCGGTACTGTTTCGTTTAGAGATTTCATTTCTTCTCTAATAATTTCTTTTAATTGAGATTTTGTAAGTTTCATCTTATTCTCCCCTTAAAATATCATTAATAATTCTTTCAACTTTTGTTACTTTTCTAATTTGATTGTTTTCAACACCCTCACGAATCGGAGATAAAAAAGCTCCTTGTGTTGATGGATTTGAAACAAAGTCAAACGCTATTAATTCAAAATCAGGTTGAACAGCAACTGTTGGTTCACCTTTTTCATCAGCTTCACCTAATTCTTCAACTGAACCTAAACCCCTTGATGATATCCCAAGTTTAATACCCGATTTAAATAATTCTTTTAAAATATTTCCTGCGGGTGTTCCTAATACTTCAACTGTTCCAACTAAATCATCATTTGCCCAATGCATTTCTAATATGTTATGTGATACATTGTTTAAGTTTACAACAGAAGAATCTGGATGATCTAATTCACCCAAAGCTCTTCGTTCTTTAATTTGAATTTTTGAATAATTTTCAGCTTCTCTCATTAATGTGTCTTTTGGGTAAACTCTACCGTTTTGGTTTTTAGCATCAGCTCTTTGAAGAACACCATTAACGATTAATCTACCATCGTTTTTAGAAATAGATTCATTAATCTGTTGCGGTGTTACTTCAAATGGCATATAATCTACTATTAATTGTTTAGACATTTCGTTTATCTCCTATTATCATGAATTATCTGATGTGCCTATATTAAACCAATTAGTTCCATCATAAACCCATTGGAATGTATCATTTGTGCCACATCTAAGTTGAGCAGCTCCTGCATTTTCTAACCCTGAACCATCGTCAAATCTTGTAGCGGTATTAGAACAAATTACAGTTATGACTTCTCCGGTTTGACCATTATCAAAATCAGTTATCGTTACAGAAGAACCTCCCGTAGCAGTTTTGAATACAGCGCCATTTGCAACACTCGGCGTTACATCATCATTTGGAAATGTTGGAATTGTTAAAGCTTTTGATCTTTTTCCTAATCTCATATTTTTAACAGAATCTTTGTTCATTGTTTCAGCATCAGCGCCTGTTCCAAATTGGATTGAATTATTTGATGCGATTATGTGACCAATTGAACCAGTTTGAGTTACTGAACCACTGAATACTGTTAAATAATCTGTATTAGCAAAATTTATACGGCCAAATGAACCAGTTGAAGTTGAACTAGCACTTATGTTTCCAGCTATTTCTAAGTTACCACTACCGGTTATGTGACTGCCTATTACTAACCTTGAAGTTGATGAACCACTTATGTTTCCGGTTATTTCTAAGTTACCGCTACCGGTTATGTGACTGGCAAATGTTGTACTTTGGTCTGTGTTTACAGTTAAACTCGCATTTCCCGCTTCATCATAAATAATTGTAGCACCACTATCAGTAAATTTAATTCTATCATCACCAGATGCATCTTCTATAACATCCCCATCCTTCATTAAAAGAGAACCACTCTGTCTTTGTATGTTCATCCGGGTAGTCCAATCAGATGGTAATCCTTTTGGAAATGTTCTTTCATTATCAGCTAAAGGCATACTATTCTCCTATTTCCATGATGCTCGTTTAAGCCATATATCTCTCAATATATCACCAACGACATCTCTTATTAATTTTTTAATTTCTTGCATATCTTTTGAGTCTATTGATTCTTTCACTACTCTATACCCTGTACCGTTAGTTGAAATCTTTTTCTTTTTTTTATTTGAAAACGCGAGTGGAGTTGAATAACCATCAACATCACCCGTGGTAGTTATTTCATCTAACTCAGCATCTTCATCAAGGACTTCTTGAATATATGTTTTAATTAATTGTCTTAGATTTTCTTGCATGTTTCTTAACTTCTTTTAATAATTCCATATATCTTAAAGTTTGTATAACAGTAATATCTTTAACAAAATTTGATTTATCATCTATTTTACAAATTTCGTCTATGGTTTTTATTGATTCTTTTAACTTTATTTTTACTACTTTTTCTTTAATATATTTTACTTGATTCTTTAATTGTTTTTTTATATCAGGCAATAAATTATTAATATATTGTTTTAAATTATTAGAATTAGAAACATTATTTATATATTCTTTCAATAAAGCTTTCTGCTGTAAATTCAAGTTAAAATATTTAGAATTAAATTTTTCTAGTAAAATTTTATACGCTAAAGTTCTTAACTCCGGATCAGATTTTTTATTTTTTTCTGTCAAAGTGTTCATTTTAATAGTTTGATTACTTGTCAAATTTTCAATTAAATTAAAATATGTTTCTGTTTTTTCTTCTGGTGCCAAATTTGTATATTCAAACAATCTATATATTGAAGCGTATGTTTTGTAATTATATATTTTTGATGAAAATAACTTATTAAAATCAAATTTTGATTTAATTTCTTTTATAACATTATATTTTTCTCTTTTCAATTGAGTTTTATTCAATTTTTCTCGAGCTTTTAACACTTCTGAAATGAAAAAATCTGCTTTTTTGTCCGTTTCAAATTTCTGATTAATTAAAATATTATATAATCCTAATTCTTTACCAAGCTCAGTTCTTTCATTAAATTGTTTTTTTATAATGGCTAAAGCATGGTTTCTGTCTTTATTATCCAAGATGTCAGCTGTTACTTGTCTTATTAAAATTTCAAATAATAGACCAGTATTTTTTATCTTGGAGTGCCTGGATTTTTTCATCATAAGCTCTCCGCTTTAAAGTATATATAATAAGATTCATATATAAATATAACTTTATTTACAAAATAGTTATATTTATTATCATTCCACGATTGCATCTTCATTCAAAATACTTATTTTATCATAGTTTTTATTAAATTGTTTCTTAATTTTATTCAACATCTCTGATTTAACTAAAGTAGATCCTTTACCCGGATGTAATGGACTTCCGTGTTTGAAATCTCGTTTACCATATCGTTCTCTTTCATAAGATGTAGCGTCAGCTAAATCATCAGAATCATATTCATTCCCATATTCCTTTTTACCGGTACCACTTCTTCTGTCACCGCCCCAGTCACCATCTTGTTCTTCCATATCTCCTGCAGCTGTGCCTGATTCTGCCGGATCATTACCTTCAGTTTCAATTTGTTCAAATCTAAATTTTTGTTTTTGATCTTCAACCATTTGCTCAAATACTTCTTTTTTCTCAAAATCACTAAATTCAAAAATGTTATCATATATCCATTCTCTTGATACTATATTATTTTCTATTATTGTGGTTGCTAAATCAGTTTTTTGTGTCATTAATTCTAATTTTTCTTGCATGTGTATCATAGACGGATTCTGTAATTCTAAATCAAAATCAATTAAATCAGAGTCATCAAACCCTTGTGTATATAAATGAACAATTGCTATTTTAGATAATTCTGAAACAATTATTTTCTGTAATCTTTCTATTGTACGAGAAAATCTAACATCTTCGGCAGCCAATGTTGCTTTTGAACCAACACCTTCTTCATATCCTAAAAACGCTTTTGGTATCTTTAAAGCGGCCATCATTTTATTTCTAAGATATTCTATATCTTCAATAGCGTTATCGTTAGTTAGTCCTGGTAAAGTTTCAATAGATGTACCGCTATCAGAACCACGAACTGGTAAATAATAATCTTCTGTTGTTGATTCAACATTGTATTTTAAATTATATTCACCAGTTGATTGGTCGATAACAGGTATCTTTTTCATTTTATTGATAATTTTTTGCATGAAGTTATCAACTTCATTCGGTGGAATATTTCCAATATCTACTTTAAATATCCTTTTCTCTGGTGCTCTCATAATTCTATGAATCATCATAGCATCTTCCATAAGAGTTAATTGTTTCCACACTTTACGAGCGCCTTCTAACATTGATTTGCCATAAGGTAAAAAGTTTGAATCTGACATTAACCTGAAGTGAGCTACTTCATAATTTTGCAATACAACCTTTTCACCCGCTCTTGAAGTATAATTACTACTACCCATACCTTGTAATTCAAATTCAACTTTAGTGGGATTTTCTGGATCGTGGTCCTCTAATCTAACCATCTCGTATGGTGATAATGGTTTAACATTTACTATACCATGCTTATCTAAAATATCCATTTGTAAATAAAAATCACCATATTTTGTTAGATTTCGTATCCAAGACCATAAATTAAATTCAATATTCAAAACATCATAAAATAAATTGTGTAGAATTTCCACAACCTTATTATTATCAGATTTAATTGATAAAATTTCATTTTCTATATTATCTACTGTTGATTCATCTGAATATACATCTAATGCTGATGAAATGATTGGGTCAGAATCCATTAATTCATAATCTTGAAACAACTCTCGTCTTTGAACATCATAATTTGAACGATTTTGTCGAGCAGCATATTTAGAACCAAAAGTTCCGCCGCCCATTATTTTTGAATATCTATCTACAAAATTAGAAACTAAAGCAGATTGTGCAAAATCTACATCTTTAACAACTAATTTCCCATCATCTTTTTTTCTAATAATAATATTAGATTGAAATAAATTTCCTAATCTTTGTAATATGTTTTCATTTTTTGCCATATTTTCCTCTTATTTTATTCTAATAACCATGACAAATCTTCTTTGTCTTTTCCTACTGTCATTTTCCATGGATTTTTATCATCTGTTAACCCATTAGTATTGAAAAATCCAGTATCTGATTTTGTATTAAAATCACCATTACTTTTTAACAATGAGCCCATCGCGGCTCTTTGTAAATCATCTTTATCTTTTCGCAATCTTAAAGCTGTATCTCTGATCCATAGTCCCAAAGCGTACGCCATAACTAAATCATCATTATATCCGTCCATGGCTTCTGCTTTAGAATGATTCATTCCAGATTTATATATAAATACAAACAACTCATCAATTAATCGTGATGAGTATATTTTTACCATTTTTTCTCTCGTATATTCTTCCATTTTAGCTACTACTAACGGTTTTGTTTTCATAGTAGTTGAAAATCCAGCTACCATACCTCTATCTTCTGCTCTATATTTATTCTGCATCTGATGTTCGGTATCAATATATTTTAAATCCTTTGATTGATAAAATAAATTCTTATATCCTCTATCTATGATAGTTTGAATTGTAGCCCAACCAATATTATTGTTTTCAATTATAAGTAGAGCGTCATTGTATTTTGTTGCGGCATCTATCAAAAAATGACCATAATCAGTTGTTGATAATTGCCCTTTATATTCTGCTACTTGTTCAACTCCCTCTACATCAAATATTTGACATGCCGAATAGTCAGTAGCATCACCACGAGCAACATCTGCTACTACAATATAATCCTTTGAATAATCTGGTTGTTTCCAAACCCAGAAATTTCTATCAAATCCTGTTTTCTCAACAGGTTCTTTAACCATATTTTCTTTATACCATTGAATAATTTGAGGATCCACTACTGTCGCGCCAGATGTGAGAAAATCGGCGTCACATTCTTGTGCCGCTAATGTTGGTCCTAATGCAACATCTTGATCTTTTCTCCATTGTTCATCTCTATCTGGATGGTCAGTCCAGTGTAATCTAATTGTATTAAACGGATTAGTTCCATCTTCAGCGCCCACCCAACTTTTATGAAACCAATTACCAACACCATTCGGCGTAGACAACGCTATACAATTACCACCAGTTGCTAATGTTTGTTGAGATGCAGCCCAAATTGTATCAAT